GCAAGATACCGAGCCATAACTTTCTGTTGCTCCGTCAGCTCTGCTCCAACGTTGGCTATTCCCTCGGCATAGGCGTACTGCTTGATCGTGCTATCCAGTACCAGGATACCAATCCGCTTTAGTGGTTCTGTCTCCCCTGTTATGCCGGATTGCAGCTTGGTAAACATTTCTTCGACGGGCATATTGTAAAATGATGACATGTCGTAGGCAAGTTTCGTTAAGTCGGTAGAAAGTTTGTATGCTGCATTCCTAGTTAATCCCATGGATGTCGTCATGTTGTAAAATACACCAACATTACGGCGAACTTCGTAGGCGTTTAGCCCGAGTGATGCCTGTAATTGTTCGCTCCACGCACGCGCGGCCGCTCCCATACTGCCCATTGAAACCGCGAATAAGCTTTCTGACTCAACAACGTCCATGGCCGAGCTTATAGCTTTCTTGCCCACGATGCCAAACGTTGCTATGGCTGCCGCGCCGAGCGCGATGAGTCCGAGCCTTCCCATTGTTAATGAAGCTACCATGGATTGCATGCTTGAGTGAGTGCTTGCGGTAGCGGTTCGCATAGCTGTTTGCCATCCGGTTGTAGTGCGTTGGGCTGTTGCCATATTGCGTTGATACGAGGTTATATCGGCCCCGACTCTTACCAAAATATTCCTTATTATGGCAATGATTTTCATCCTCCTTTCCTCAGAAGTAGGCAAAACAAAAAAGCGGCAATAAATACCGCTTTCCCTTATACCCCGGCCATGCGCTTAACTACTGCCAGCATTTCCTCGTCTGTCATTACTCGCTTTGGTTTTTTATCTATTGCTTTGAGAACTTTTTCTAGGTCTGATCCGGATAGCTTATTGAGTCGGTAAAAATAGGCAGAGTAGAATGCCGATGTAATGCCACTCTTGCGGTCGTCTTTAATCTTTCGCTCGTGATCAATAATCATGAGGTTTAACTCGTAGATAGTTAGTAATTCAACCTCGTAGGGCTTGAGTCCAATACGGATAGCAGACTTAAGGGCTTCGTCCCAATCATAATCGCTATCCGCTTTTAGTTTTTTTGTTCGTTGCCATTCTGCTTATCGGAGTTTTCAGGAGGCTTAGGCCCCTCCATCGCAAGGGCAAATGCCTCCATAGCCTTTTGTATTAATACGCCGTAATACGGGTATTCGTCGCACATTTCCTCTACTTTGGCAAATGTTAACTCAGGATCTTCGTGAAGTAAGCCGATGTGAATTACCTTGCTTAGTTCGTCGATGCCAAGCTCCGATGGGTCGAACTTTGATATTTTGTTACCGAGTGCTTTTTCAAGCAGCTTGAGTTCTTTGCGGCGAAATTTCAGCGTCCGAGTTTTGTCCAGATCAATTGTGATTGTGTCGTTATTCATTTTCGTTTTCCTCCACGTTATTTAATTTGTTCTCTATTCTCTTGACTCGTTTTCCAAGCTCGAGTATTTTTCGTAGATCATACTTAATATCATGGAGCGAGTCGGCAATTTTTTCTAAGAGTTTTTCTTCATTACTCTTAGCCATCGTTTTCCTCCAAAAGTCTGTATTTCTTTTCACCGATTTTTACGAATAGGTTCACGTCAGATTCTATTTCTACAACTTTAGGAATTAACGATATTGTAGCCTCGGGTATCGCTCCAATATCAAATTTTACTGAAATACCGGTACAGATAGATCCCACATTCGTATCGTTAATAAAAACTTTTGTTCCGTTAGGCCTTCTTTCTGATTCAATTTTCAACTTCACGTCGGGGGTCTTTATTAAAGTTGTTAACCTGTCCAATGGAATAACCATTTCTATGCCTTCATCTCCACCTATAATCATAACAATTTTAGGGGCTACCACCAACGGCAGCCCCGTCCTCCTTCACCTTACACTATTACAGCCAAAACAGGTTTTCCGCTAACCTTAATCGTCGCCTCGAAGTCCAGCGGATCTTCCAGATTAGCTTCACCAACCGCGTACTTTGTCACAATCCCGCTGAAAGTAAACGTTGCGTCAATTGCTGCAGGGAATGTTATGATGTATGTGTCAATCGTACCAGCCTCAAAGACGGTATCTAGGGCTAATTGTCCCGTATCCGTGATGTCAAAGAATCCGGTAACTGTAACCTCTCCGCCATCCTTCAGGCCTTGGATATACTTCTTATAACCATCGGTTACGTCAAGGGTAGTCACTTCCTTGGTGTCTGCAGTTTTTTCAGGCGAAGAGATGCTCGTTAATTTTCCAATAGTCGTGGTTCCTTGTTTTAGGGTTGTTCCGAGTGCTTTGCTAACTGTCATATTCAGACCTCCTATTCTGTGTAATTTACGTTAAATTCGATAATTCCCTTGTAAAGCTCGACACCATCCTCATACGTCTCAAAGTCGGTAATGACCCCTACCTGCTGGATAAACGGTCCAGTTCCTCCAATGTTGCGCAGATCGTAGGTCTTAATGTTCGCGATTACGAGTTTTTTCAAGGCCTTAAGGCTTGCGTAACTGGTGTGGTATAGATCGAGTTGATATTGCGACTCGACAAGGCCGTCATGACCGGAGAGGGTTTTAACTCGATCTGTGCTGGTTAAGGTGTATATAAGGTATGGCGCTTTAGTCCCTTGTGCTGCCATGATTGGGGATACCTTCCCTGTTAGGCCAAGTATGCTGGATAATTCCACCGTTAGGCCTTGTTCGAAATCCACAATATCACCTCAATCTGTCTAGTTCACTAGCCATAACTTCAAGTATTAAGCCTTTCACAATCCCAGCATTCTCTTCTGCCGCTTTCCTCATGTACCGATAGCCAGGATGGTATTTTCCGTTTTGATCCGTCCATCCATATTCCATAGAGGCCGGATAAAACGACCGCTTTCCAGCCTTACTAATCTTAACAAAATGAGGATGGCTTGCTACAAAAATTTGATATACTTTTTTCCCTTTTTTACTTCTCTCAGCTCTCATTACGATGTTGTTCCGGAGAGATCCAGTAGGGTTTTCGAATTTACTCGCATTGTCTTTGGCGGCTTTCATAACTACGTTGCCGCCCTTGCGAACTGCTTTATTTAACACCTTAGCAGGAGCTTTACCAACTTGTTCAAAGAGTTTTTGGACCTCTCTGACTCCGACGATTGCATTCCTGCCATTAGATGACGCTCCTAGTATTGAGTTTCTGCCGTTAGTTGTCAGAAGCGACCTCATTCCAAGTACAGGCATTTAAATCAACTCCTTACACATCAGACGGAGTTCCCGGTGTCGTTCTTCGGGGTCGATTGGGGCTAAGATATCGTATATCCGAGTGCCATACACAACGCGCATCTTCGACGCTATTCCAGCGCGATACCTTATTGCGATACGCGTTGTTGTTTCGGAATGGACTTGTTGGGCCGCGAATAACTCTCGACCGGATAGGGGTTCGACGGATGCGCGAACAGTTTTAACGTCTGTCCAGTTCTCTACCAGAGCACCATAGCCGTCCTTAGTGGACTCACCTTGTTGCTGAATAGTAACTTTATGCCTTAGTTTCCCAGGATCCATATCAATACCACCTACGCATTCATTATGCGATTTTGCCACAATAACGAGGATACCGTAAACGCTATTTCTTCAGGGGCCTGATTTGTCTCTGAAAGAGGTGTTCTGTGTTCGTACCAGTGGCTAATAAGTAGCTTGATTGCGTGTATAACCTTTGCTGGTATACTCGCGGCCTCGTCGCCATAGCCGCAAGTAAACTCAATTACCACAGCATCGAGGGGAAATGGTGTGAACGACGGCCATGATTTCCCATAAGCTGGGGTAAGTCTCCCGAGTATGCCGCGCGTACTGTACACGTAGTCCGTATTCTCCGCTAACTCCGTTGTGACTCCGTCCGATTCTTTATAACTCACAGCATCAACCGTTTGTAAACTACCTTTCGGCAACTCAATCACACTGCAGGGCCATGAATCAAAGCTTAACCCCCATGTCTGGGTAATATAAGCTCGGTTCTGGAACGTTTCGCAATATTCCCGGGCTGCCGTTAGATATGCCGTCAGGTCGCTATCTTCGGATGTGTCGTCAGCGTCGAGTCGTAGGTATTCTTTGATTTCCGCGAGCGTAAGGGGTTCAATGGATGGAGGGGTTTTTAAGACTAGATTCATACCATCACCCCCAGGCTTATAGCCATTTCATTGTGACGGTAATTGTGCCCAATGCGTAACTCGCCGCATTCCCACTTGCTAGTTTAAGACAGAGCGCATCGCCGGCTACTAATTGCTCCTTGCCATCCGCTACAGCTACTTTAGTAACGGTCGTGTTTGCAACACTAGTAAGATCGAAGGCTGCAGCTAAGATTACATCACCGGCTCCAGGGGCTTCACCTGTATTTAGTTTCTCAATTTGCAACGTCCCTGCCTGACCCGCAACAGTTACATGCCGCTCGCTTGCCGCTATAGTTTCACAGGCAGCAGGAGCGACGAAAAACGTTTTCGCAATGTCAGCTGCCGCGACTTCAGGAATTGTGACCGTGAAGACTGAGTTTTTAAGGAATTGGGATGTTCCGAGTTCGACGTCACCTGCAGGGTTAACACTAAGTACAGTATCCCCGGTTGCTTTATTGAAAAAGTGCATAATTCCTGCGACCCATTTGCACCCTATATTTACTGCTGGCATATTATTTCTCCTTCCACTCTCTTTAGACGATTGTGGTATCAGCTACTTCGTTGCTGTATCGCGGCTCCGTTAGTACAGCGAGGATTCCCCCAAGGACCGGATCGTCAACGACCTCTACGGACTTTAGGCGAATGTAGCTGTATCCAGACACTACCAGGGCATCGGAATCAACCTCGATCTTGTACATCTGATTGGCTCCGGCTGTGGTGGCAAAGCCTGTTGCTTCAACGGTTGTTAATGCTCCAAAGGTATCTCCTGTCGTGCATTTCTGGTATTTAAAAGGCACTGCACTCACATTTGTAGGTACAACATCGTCGCACGCTTCGACTGTGATTGTTGCTGTTCCTACTGCTCCGGCGGCTTTCTGAATCACGAATTGGATATGATTCCAGTTCTTCATATTGATCACATCGGTGTATTTTGTGCCCGTGAATGCATCAGCAACGGGTACCAAGGCATTGACTACATGGTTGTATCGTTTCATTGTGGTTATCCCTCCAATTTTAGATTAAGGAGCCGTGATTGGCTCCTTTCTGTTCGCTAATTATCCTAGCCGCGTGTTGCTAGAGTTACAAAGGGAGATACGGTGTCGGCGCCTCGAAACGGAGTGGTTGCCTTAGTTTTAAGTGGTTGTCCATCTGCGCGATAAGTGAATCGGAAGGCCATCTCGTTGTACTCAAAACGTACGTGCATAGAAGCAGCCGTTTTCAAGGAACCTTTGTCCGCCATGGCATATTGACTCATATCGACCAGCATGATGTCACCGGATGTTCCGAGAGTTTCACACTGCTCAATGGGTATAACTGGTATTCCGAATAGTGTTCCGTAGATATTCCCCGCGATCCCCGTTGGAGGCATATAGACAAGCACTCCGCCAGTGCCGATTGCAATGCTCATGGTGACAATTTGAGGGAGGGTATCGCGATTGACTACCCATACAGAGGTTGATGGATTTCCGTCAAATCTTGCGTACATTTTGATGATGTTTTCCGCCAAAATAGTTTTTGCCACTTGACCAACTTCCTTTGGTACTTCAACTAACGAACCAGACTTACTAATACCAAGAGGCATACCGGCTCCAGTGCCATTTATTATTGATTCGTCCAACTTAAACCCAAATTCTTCCGGGAATCTTTTCATGATTATAGACTCCAACTGGGATGCGTCTTCAAGATTGTCATTTGTGACATAGATTAATGCATTAAGATTTTTTAGTTTTAGATCTATGGTGCTGTGCTTTAGCTTTGAGGCAAGCATTTTTTCAGCTTCCCCCTGCCAATACGCAGTAACTCCTCCATATCTACTCCCACTTACCCGGCTACTATCGTCTGCGGCTAAGATGGACGTAGAATTAGATCCCTGACTAATCTTCAACTTAAACGCCCTACTGACAAGCTTTCCTGTTTCGTAGGCTTTTTCTAGCAAAACAGTCGAGACATCAGTTCCTACTAACACACCGCCATCAGCAGGGGTTGACTCATTCATTCCTGCCGCATTAGAAACCTTAAGCACTTCGGTGTTCAATTTAGCCAATTTCTCTCCATATTCAGACTCATTCTTGGATTTATGGACCGCTTGGAAGTACCCACCTACACTACCGAAGATTTCACGGGTGATATCGGTTACGCTGGATGCGGACTTAGGTTGTGCGTAGAGAGGTTCGTTGACTGGTTCCTTGTTCGCGGCAATTCTTGCTTCCATTGCAGCCTGTGCAAGGATTGTTTTCTCAAGGTTCGTGATTTCGATCTCCAATGCATCGTTTGCGGCCTGTTCCTCTGGCGTCATGGCCCTGTTTTCGGTGATCGCCTTATTGATTAGAGCCTCTTGTTCGGCTAGTTTGGCTTTGAGCATTTCCTTAAAGTTCATTTTGCTTCCTCCTCAGATTTTTTAATTTTGCTTGGTATAAGGTAGCTAGGGCTTGCAGGTCCGGTTGTGGGTCGGGGATGGGTTCTGGTTCAGGAGTAGGCTCAGGTGGCGGCTCACTAGCCTTTATCTTCGTATACTGCTCAATAAACCGCCTAGTTGCCTCATTTGCGCTATTTTGTATTGCCAATCGCCCAATCATAAAAGAGTTCTCAACGGGTTCACCTTCACCGGGGCTAGCGTATAGGATCTCGTCAATAAATCCCTCTGCTAAAGCTGTTTTTGGACTCATCCAAGTCTCATTGTCCATCATTTCTGCAATGCTCTTTCTGGACTTCTTGGTTTTCATTTGATAGGCATTCATAAGGGTTTCTTTGACTTCGTCCAAAACATCAGCCATGTGGCGCATATCCTTAGACTCACCCCTTACGCCTGTCCACGGGTTATGGATCATAAGGATACCAACTGGTGACATCTTCAACTCAGTACATGCCATAGCTATAATGGAGGCAGCGGAAACGGCTTTACCGTCGATCTTTCCTACTACTTTGCCCTTATGTTCTTTTAGAGCGTTATAGATTCCTGCGGCGGCAGTCGTGTCCCCTCCCCAACTATCAATCCAGACGTTAACTGTTTTTCCTGCATGACTAGCAAGCTCATATCTGAATGCGTTTGGTGAAGTTGCTTTTATGTCGAACCACTCATAAATCCAAATATCATCATCACTTACAATCTCGCCTTCGATACGAAGTTCTACTTCATTCTCGCCAGACTCAACAAAGTTCCAAAACGGCAATATTTTCACCCCCTCTCGGTAATCATTTTGTAAACTTCCTCTGCTAATCCTTTGTTTTTGTCAGCTTCCTGTACCTCTTTACCAGCCTCAATCATATTGCTAGGTTGTAGGTAAATGTCTCCATTGGCTATGTGTGGCATATTTTCAAGCTTCCGGATATCATTAACACTAAGCCAACCCCATTGGCGACCTGCCGCATAAGCTTCAGCCCTGCTTTTTGCATCACCTCGCAATAAACCAGCAACGTTAAACTCGATATAATACCCCGCCCTACGCTCTGACGGAGCGAGTAACTGCATATTGATGTTCTCTTCCCAGCGCTTAAACCAAGGCAACATGGTATACATCACAAACTCTAAGCTTTGATGCTCAATATTGTTATTCGTGGACCTAGTCAAGTCTCCGATCAAGTGCAACGGAGTGCGATACATCCGAGCAACATCTTCGACCTGGAACCGCTTGTTCTCGATTAGTTGGGCGTCAGCAGGTTTCATGGCAAACTGCTTAAACTCTCCGCCACCTTCGAGCAACATCGGTGTACCTGTGTTTTTCAGGCCTGCATAGTTATCCTTCAGGTCCTTCTTTAGTCTTTGAAACGATTCTTCCCCAAGCTCACCAGGGAAGCTGAACGCGCCGGAAGAGTTCGCACCGTTTTTGTAAAAGTTAACACCAAACTGCTCATAACTCTTACCCAGCGTAATCGCATTTGCTGCGTACTCTATGGGAGATAGACCAATAATCCCGTCAAAACTTAGTCCAGGGACATGAAATACTTGATCTCGTCTTAGCTTCTTCTGTGTTGCTCCATCTGTCACCGTGTAGACGAGCTGCTTGGTCTCCAAATCTCTGCCGATGTCTACCATTTGCCATTTGTAGGGATACAGGCCCACTAGGTCCCCAAACCTGTTAACAAGCCTCTCTGATACTGCATTACCACCAAGATTTAGGTTCATCATGCAGGATTCCTTAAAACTAAACGGTGCCATTTCAGCATTTGGAGCATTGTGTAGGATGTCGAAGGCGGCTGTGTCTCTTGTTGTTTCCCTATCTCCGTTAGGACTCTTGCGGTATTCCATGGCCGGCATGCTTGCGAACGTCTCCCCGAGGACTCGACAGCATGCAAAAACCGCCGAATATTTCATGGCGGTGTCAGACCCTACGCCTGAGTGACCGCTTTCCGGCATGTCTTCGCCCGCTTGGAATCTGCGGACGTATTCTTCGAAGTAGCCGTTATTGAATAAGAGCTTTGCTCTTTGGATTAGATTCACAAGATTACCACCTCCTTTAAAGCGTGTGTGTTATTACATCAGAGAGCGCATTCCGCGTTTTTCGTAAACATTTTTCGTCTTCTTATTTTGAGAAATAGTTAACTTATGAGCGTCAATCACCGCGGCAACAGGGTCTATCCTTGCTCCTTCGGTGTTCTTGTCAATCTTGATTTCCCTGAAGCTATTACTTACGGTTTTTGCATTCGCAATACTCCATGTTAGTAACCTGTTCCGCTTGTCGTAGATAATGTTTTTAGCCTCTGCCTCTAGCCTAAAGTCATCAGTTGCATCATTTAGACTCTTGGCGCTCTGCACTATTTCAACGCAATCTACACCGAATTCCTCAAGGTCAGAAAGAAAGGCATCCGCGTTATGAGGGTCATACGCAATGCCTTTGAGTTTAAAGTTGTATTTCTTAATTGTTTCTTTCATGTAAGCTATGATGTATTTGTAATCTGTTTTTACCCCCCCAAGGGTTTCTGTTACGGTCAAGAGTTTGGCTTTTATCCACATGTCGTAAGACGCGTTATCTGTTTTCATATGATCCGCAACCCTTTTGGATGGGATGAAGCTGTGGGAATCAACAAAGTATTTCCGCTCCCCGTCAATGTCTAATGGAAAATCAAATCCTAGCGACGTTAAGTCACCTCCGGACGAAAGATCCAATCCTACATAAACTTCTTTTCCTCTCATATCCTCCAAGGTTGTTTCGCTTTCACAAGCTTTCCAGTGCTCATGATTCATGTACTGAGATTCGGCGAACTGTACCCAGATATTCAAACCTTTGGTCATGAAGTCTCGAAGTTCTTCACCCTGCATTTCTTTTGCTTTTACTGCATCCGCTCTTAAACTGGTTAGAGTTTCAGGCGTCCATAGCGGACTAGCCTTTGACCATACTGATTCGTCATAGATACCTTCTTCTTTTTTGATATCCTCTTCATCTAGCTCAGCAATGTAAATAAATTGCGTCTCGTCATCGACTAATCCATGAAGAACATTTTTACAGTAAGTGTAGAGTTCGCGACAAGGTCCGTTAATGTTAAATCCGGCTGTGGTTATAACAGATATTAGGCATTGCTTAAGTTTCTTTGTTCCACCAGTCAAAAGTTTGTACATTTGGTTGCTCTTATGTTTGTGATACTCATCAACACTTCCAAAGTACGGTCTGAATCCATCGATGCTATCCGTGTCACGCCCAAGTGCCTTTATAAGCCCGTTTGTGATGTTGCATAGTATCTCGCTCTTATAGTCCTTGACTGTAAACAGACCGTCCTTGGTCTTCGTTCCACTCAATTCTTCATCGGCGTTAATAAATTTGATACACTCTTTCAGGACAATCTTGGCTTGGAGTTCCTTTGTAGCTGTGGCGTATATCTGCGGGTATTGATAACCGTCAAAATTACCATAATAAAGAGATGGTACGGCATTACCGATTGATTTTCCGTTTTGCCTAGCTACCTGCTCGTAAGATGTCCTAAAGCGACGGTATTCGGTGTCTTTAATAACCCAACCGTGCCAACTTCCAAAAATAAAATCTTGGAACGGATAACAATAAAGCGGTAATGGTTCTTCTCCTTCGGCGAGTGTTAACGATTCGGCAAAGTCGATAAGTGTTTGCGCTCTATCAACATTCCAGACGTATGGGAAGTCTGACGTTCCTTGACGTTCCAAATCTCTCAAATGCCTTTTGCAGCATAGTATTTCCGTCTTACCAACGGCTCGATCTATCGTTTTATTAACAACTGATTCTGCGAATTTAGTCGGACGGTCAAGCATTTTTACCAGCCCCAAAGCGACCAAACTTACTCGGAGCCTTGTCCTCTTTCGGCTTTTGAGGAACATTCTTTACCTTAGCTAGAGGGTTCAAGAATGACCTATCTTCCATTTTTATGAGCATATCCATTTTCTTGTTAATCGCTGTATCGATTCTTAAAATTGCATCAGTTGAAATCATATCTAATAGCCGGTTTTTAATCCTATCGTTGAATGCCTCGCTACCTAAGATATAATCCTCAACATCGTTACTATCTTCACTTATGCGATTAATCCTTTTTTTTCTTTCGAGCAATTCAATGTATTCCGAGTAGGTCACGCAGTACCT